CAGAAGTAACAGCAACTTGGAGCAACAACAGTTGCACCACTAGCAGTAGTTGCAGGGGCTTTTGTTGATACTTCCGCACCAGCAGTATTAACCGCTGATAACTGGTATGGCTGGTACTGAGTCAATGCACCGTGTGCTTTAACGTACACATACTCTTTTTTAATTGCGTTAGTGTCTGAATTATCAACATATCTTGCGCCTAGCTCATATTTACGTGTGCTAGATGGATTTGTTAAGTCATCAGTATCGATTGAATTTACGTAAGACATTTAGTTTTCTCCTTTCAAAAAATATTAAGATTGTAAAGTTTTAAATACGCCGTTATATCGTCGCGCTCTACAAACTAAGTTGTAAGCCATGAAATGCTGTGAAGTAATAATTGCTTGATTAGGAATACGTCCATTGAAATCAACTGGAGCTTTCTTACCTTCAAAACCATACTTATATTTCAAAGCAAATGTTGGGCTAGACAATACATATAAGAAATTGTCAGCTGTTGAACCATCGGCTGAACCAGGTGAATAGTCATCTACATACCAGTCAATGTTTCTAAACTTGCAACCTGCGAAACCAGCTTTTAAAACATCTTCACGTGCGAAACGTTGCTGTGACTGTTGAGAAGCTAAGAACTTATCTTGAACGAATGAATTAGAAATCATTACGTCTGGAGCGTATGAACCAACTGCATCACCTGCACCTTGGCCACGTGCAATCAAAGTTCCAACAAGAGTATTCAAGTTAGCAAAATTAATTGTGTTAGTGCTTGAATCAATTTCAGTTAACCAAGTAGTAGAATCGGCTAAATCAGTATTAGTAATTCCACCATAGGCAGTACCAGAAGCAGCAGTCACGTCACCTAGTCCGTTAATTGCTTTTCCGTTAGAATCTGAACCGTTACCATGCAATGCTTGTGCATAGGTACGCTTTGCTTTTCCAGCTGCTAAATTAACTTTTTCAACTAGAAGTGATTTAATTGCATTTGGGGTATCGCCTGTACGTGTAATATCATCAAGAGTGATAGACACATTGTAGTTTTGATATTTGAAATCAAATTCTGCAAAACTGATTTGCTGTGAAGCTGATAAATCCAATACATCATACTTACCGTCGATAAATCCATCGGCTTGGTTTTCTGCAATTTGAACAGGTTGCTGGATTTTTGAACCACCTGAAACATATTCTAAATTTGGTTTTTTAGACATCATGCTACCAAAAGCGGAAGATGTCAAAAATTGATCAGGCATAATCTTCTCGAAAGCATTATGTGCGACCGCTTGTACTTCGTCGAGCTGTGCTGCTGTTAAAGCCATTTTTTATTCTCCTTTTTTAATCCGGTAGAATAGAATCAAGTTGCGCCTTGAAATCATCAATGCTTTTTGGAGGATTTGCCCCCACTGGAACTTTATTGCTACCAGTAACCACACTCGGCGTGGCTTGTGCTTTGCTTAGTGCTTGTTCGGCTGCTTGTGTTCCATGCTTTGTCATTACTTGCTCAAACGCTTGGCTTTTAAATGCATCAAACCATAAATGTTTAGGGATTTGTGCTTCATTCATAAAATTAGCAAATTGTTCTTTGTCATAATTAATGACATACTGTTCAGCTAATTTATCAATTTTATTAAAAGCTTCGTTTTGTTGTTGAGTTTCGTAGTGTGACAATGCTTGTTTTTCAATGCTGTCTTTCCAAGATAACAAATCATTTAATCTATCATCCTGAAAATTAGTTTGTGGCTGTACTTGTTCTTGTTCACCGTTACTGTATTTGTTAATAACGCCTAAAAGCTCATTTCCGATTTGTTCATGATTAAACAATTCTTCAATTTGCGAATAATCGTCTTTATATCTTTGGAGTTCTTCAACTTGAGATTTGTAGTCATTAATCTGCTTGTCAAAGTCACCTTGTCTTTTCTCACGATACCGTAATGATTCATACATTTTGTTTGGGTCTTTGCCCCAGTGCGATTCAAAACGCTTATCCCCTTCCCATGAATTTATAGACTCGCTTTCAACTTGTCCATTGTCATTGCTCGAAGTGTCTACGCTATCGCCTTGCCCAAAAGTAACTTGGGTGGCTTCTGGTTGGACTTGCTCCGGTGCAACATCAGCTTGGATGTCTTCTGCCATCGGTTTCCTCCTAAAATATTTTTAAGATAGTATTTTATCGAGTTCAAAAAACGGATCTGTTTTCATAGCACTATCCGGGTCATTTTCTGGTAATTGCTTACCTGAGATACGAACAATACAAGAATCAAGAGCCATAATCGCCTCTTTAGTACTACCTTTAGCTATAGCGTCCTTGGCTTCCTCTAATTTCGAAACCAATTCCATAGGCGTGTAACCGCCAAAATCTTCAAGAGTATATTGTAATTTTGATTCTTTATCAGACTTGTCTTTATACTCTTTTTTATCTTCTTTGTAATTGTCTTTTTCAGGTTTTGCACCACCGAAAACAATCATAATCCCCTCTTTTTTATCTTTATGCATTTGTTGGACCTTCAAGAATTTTAATTAATTCATCTTTTTTTAATCCGCTATAATCACGATCTGGAAATGCAGTTTTAACCAATTCAATCAACTCATCCTTTTTTAAAGTACTGAAATCAAGAATAGCTTCATCTTCTTGTATTTCTTCAACTTCTACTTCTACTTCTAATTCTTTTTCTGTAACTGTTTCAATATTTTTAATTTCAATTTTATATTCTTCAAAAAGTTCAGAAACTAAACTTTGTGGTAAAATAATTGTTGCCTGATCGAATTTAATTTTGTAATGGGTTTCTTGATATCCCATCTGACCAGCTGGTAATATGCCATCACAAATAAAACTTAAATCAATATCTTTTTTAAGCTGTATGAATTGTCCGTATTTTAATTCCATAATGAAATCATATAGTCCGAATTTATAAAATGCATTTACTTTTTTTTAATAAAATGTTAAATGAAATAAACAAAATGTAAAAAAAAAGATAATGAACATATAAAATTCTGATTGTAATATATGTACATGGACAACCCTTTTATTAAATACCTGAATAATTTATTGTCTCAGGCTAAGGCAGGGCATAAAACCAAACAATTAAAAAAATATAAACGTTATTATGAAGGCTCCTTTGAACCTATTACTGGCGTTGACCGAGATGGAAATCCTACGTTAGGTAGTGCAAAAGAAGGTAATGCATATTATAACGTTATAAAGCCAATCGTTGAAACTAAAGCCACAACGGCTTTGGATGCAATGATAACCACTAACGTTAAACCTGCCAATCTATCACACCAAACTTTTGATAACTTAAAGCAATTAGAATCGATTGCTGACATCTTAAATGATTGTTGGGAAAACATTAAAAGAAGTTCGGAATTACCGAACATCTCACAAAAAATTATGCGTGATGGGTCAATTTATGGCGTAGGGATTGCCAAAGTTATATGGAATCAATCAATTAATAATGGATTAGGTGATATTAGGGTGGAACGTGTAAGTCCATTGGATTTCTACCCTGAGCCAACAGCAACGAGTATTGAAAACTGTAATTATATATTTGTTAAACGTGTTATTAGTCGTTTTGATTTGATAAACCAATACAAAAATAAACCTGACATTCTAAAAAAGATTGATGAATTAAGTTCACCATCAGCAACCATTGATATGGGGGAACCTACAAACAAAGTCGTTGCTGGTAAAGTAACCGCTAACGGTGTTACCACTGGCAGTGAAATGTATCTAAACAAAGGCAGTTTGAAGCCGAGTGGAACTGAACATAATATTGAATTATGGGAATGTTACTTAAAAGATGATACTGTTTTAGTTCCTTTGGATGACGAATCAGAGCAAGACAAGGAAATGAAAACAAAAGAACGTTTTAAATATCCTAATGGACGTTTGATCATTTTTAGTGGTGAGGAAATATTGGAAGATCGGCCAATCAATTATCCTTTTGGTTTTCCGTTTGCAATTTATTCACCAACACAATCTGATACTCTTATGGGGCAAGGTGACGTTGAAGATTTAATGCAGATACAAGCACGTCTAACCAATGCATACGCAAAACTTCAAGAGTTAATTATAAAATATAAATCAATGTTAATCGTTCCTGAAAATTATAGACGTCACTTTCAAGGTAATTTCGATATTATTGGAAGCAAACCCGGTGACCCAATGACACAACCGATGCTAGTCACCAACAAACTAACACAAGATATACAAATTATTAGACAACACATACAAGATTTGAAACAAGACGCCTATAAAATAGCTCGTATCAATGAGATTATGATATCAGGTGAACGTCCGACGGGTGTAAACAGTGGTCAAATGGTACGTGATTTAATTGAATCGCCAATGTCATCCATTCGTGAGATGCAACGAAACTTTAAAAACTTTTTAAGTGATATTAGCAATAAAGCTGTTGTATTAATTCAGTTATATTATAACCAACCCCGAATCATCCGTATGGCTAGTGGCACACAATTTGCTTCAATGGAGCCTAACGAGATGGGTGAAATGCAAATCAATATTTATGATCGTGACATGCAAACAGACGAATTAATGGCCATTGAT